CAGGAGGGGGCAGGAGCAATCCTGCCCCTTCTTTTTTGGGGAAATATAACGGTATAGTGGTATACTAGGACAATAGATAAATAGGAAGTTTTGATGGAATATATCCGCTAAGGATGTATGGTTATGTCCAAAGGTTCTCCGGGTCGTAAAAAAAGTTCGGAACATATTCAAAAAATTCGTGAGGCAGCCCGTCGTCGGTATGCCTCAGACCAGGCACGCCAGGCGCAGTCGGAGCGCATGAAAAAGATATTCCAGACGAATCCCGAATTGCACAAGATGCATTCTCCGGAGTCGCGAGAAAAACAATCCGCGACAATGAAACAGTTGTGGGATGATCCGACCTACGCGGCAAAAATGTCACACCTCCGCAACGACTCCTCGTTTGTGGATGCGGTTCGTGCACGCATGAAATTACAATGGGCGGACGACACGTATCGATCCACCATGCAAAATGCCTTCAAGACCGCCAAACGCCGGCACTATACATCTCCGGAATTATTAGAAGATCGTGATTGGCTCGCTGCACAAAATCAACACAAAACACTGACCCAAATGGCCGACGATATGGGATGTTCACAATCCTGTATGTCTGGTATCTTTCATCAACACGGGTTGATCCCGACCCCGCACGTCGTTCACTATACGGGGGGCGAAGATCAAATCGTCACCTATTTACAGACATTGGGGGTGCATCACATTGAACGCCGTACTCGCCACCACATTACGCCCTATGAAATAGACATTTATCTTCCGGACTATAACGTGGGGATTGAATATCACGGAACCTATTGGCATAGTTTCAATACTCTTGAAACGACCGAACAACGTCAGCGACACGCTAAAAAACATGATATCGCCGCAGCTGCGGGGATACGATTGCTACAATTTTGGGATACGGAATGGCAAACCACACCGGACATTTGTCAATCGATTATCGCACGAAGCGTGAAAAAAACGACCAGTCTGGGGGCGCGACAATGTCGAATTGGTGTACCGACGATTGAGGTGTGCCGTGCGTTCCTAACGGCGAACCATATTCAGGGGTTTTGTCCCTATACCTACGCGGTGGGATTATATGATAACCATGATACATTAGTCATGGTACTGACGATAGGCAAATCCCGCTTTTCCAAACATACATGGGAATTGCTTCGCCTTGCTGTCAAAACGCACACGACCATCATCGGCGGAGTTCACCGACTGTGGGCGCAGATCCGGCAACACCTTGCGAATGGAGAGACGATGGTGTCGTATGCGGACCGGCGGTTGTTTACGGGGCAGGTCTATACCGAACTCGGCTTTCAGTTATCCAATATCACCCCACCGGGATATGGGTATGTGTTGGATGGGGCCTTGTATTCGCGCCTAGCCTTTCAAAAACATAAGTTAGTCAAGAAATTTGCTAATTTTGACGCCACACTCACCGAAGCCGAGAATATGTTTGCCAATGGGTATCGTCGATTATGGGATGCCGGTCAAACCGTGTGGACCTACCAGCACCGCACCTAAATATCCTTATGAGCAATCTCTCACTGCCGACCGACACCTTCAATATTTTTCCGCTGGATCCGACGAATCACGTCATGCAGTTTTCACGAATGCCGATGACGACGTTCGTGGTGCAGGAAGTGAACTTGCCTGGCGTCACTGCAAAACCCGCCGTGACCGCAAGCCCAGGTTTGAATATTCATTCGATACCGGATCGATTAGTGTATGATCCGTTGACCGTGACATTTATGATGGACGAAGAACTACGGGCCTGGCGCGAACTGTATGCCTGGCTGCTCGGCATGACGGGTGGATACGACCGCAGCGAAATTGTGGCGGAGTTTATCGACCAGCACATCAACTATGTGTGGCCCGAAAAAGCCCAGCATCGACAGGAAAAAGTCGCTCGTACGACCGCGGCGCTGACCATCATCAATCCCGCCAAGATTCCGATGATTCGCGTGTTGTTCAACAACCTGTATATTACCGGACTGAGTGCATTGACGTTCTCGACCAAAGAAACCGATACCATTTCCAACACCATGAGTTGCACGGCCACATTTGAGTATGACTGGTACTCTGTGGTCGAATATCGCCGTTCCTAGTGTGGTATACTAGCATCCATGACTCTGGATGCACTGCATACAACGTGGGCGGAGGATGCTCAACTCGACTTTTCTAAGCCGGATGTCGAACTGCGCAACATTCCGCTGTTGCATTCTAAATACTGGCAAATCTATACTGCCGAGCGGCAACGCTATGTCCTCGTGAAACAGGAATACGATGCGATGAAACGCGCAAAAACGGACTGGTACACCGGCAGAATGTCCGATGACGAACTCAAGGAACGCGGCTGGGTTCCACAAGGGTTGCGGATTGTTAGGCAAGACGCGGATTCCTACTTGGCGGCCGACGCCGAGTTGTCGGTGTTGACGGGAAAACTCGAAACGCAGAAAACGAAACTGGGTTTTCTCGAAGATATTATCAAGCAAATCAATAATCGAAATTTTATTCTTCGCAACTACATCGAATTCCTTCGTTTTTCTAACGGAGCCTAGAATGAATCTCGACATACAGCCGACGGGTTTTCCGCGTAAGATGACACGGATTCTCGTCTATCCGAATATTACTTTTGCCAAAGATATCACCAAGGATTCGTTTGTCCAGTATTTGTCCACAATTATCGGACAACTCAATCGTTTGCGAAACGACCTGTACTTCACCATTTGGATGCCTGAAGCGGTCGATGCACTCAATTTTCCAAACACACGGCAAGTGCGATGGCCTCTACCCACACACGCGCCGGCGATGCGCGTCCACTTTGATGTACCGGCGGCCAAGAAACTCTTATCGCACGACAACGACTTCGATATCGTATGGAGTCACTTACCCGAAGCCACCCATGCCCTCTATGCCACGATGATGAACCTCACCCATCATCGCCCCAAGTTCTTCGGCTATGCACATTGGTTTGATGTCGCACAGACGGCGACATGGGACGGTGCGAGTTTCCGCGAGAATATTAGCGGGCTGCTTCATATGGATCGCTGCTATCTCAATACCGACGCCCAAAAACGATTGGTAATAGCCGCTGCGGCGGACACGTTCAGTGCTTCGGTGTGTGCGCGACTCGACCAAACGCTTGTGGCCCAAGCCCTCGGAGTACCCTCGAAGTTGATTGTGGACGCCCCCATCCACGAGACCGAAAAGGTTATCGTTTATAATCATCGCCCCGACCCGTATAAGGATTTTCCCGCGTTTCTCAAAGCCATGCGAAGCCTGCGCACACAGCGTCAGGATTTTACCGTGTGGATTCCGCTGCTCAATACGGCTCCGGAGTCGTGGATCGTAACGGATAAAGTGGATAAAGCGGAGTATTATCACCGCTTGCGCTTGTGTCGGGTGGCGGTCGCCCCCAAACAAACGTATGCAGGGTGGTCGCTCTCGGCCACCGATGCGATGATGAACGGGTGTCCGGTGATTTTTTATGACGCGGACTACTATAAAGAGTTGCATCCGGCCGCCGACACATTCCCCAACTGGAGTGCTGCGGTGTCACTCCTACATCGGTATTTGGATGATGAGACCTATCGTAACACGCGGGCGACAGAAGCTCTCACACAAGCGCGAAATCTTTCGACCGAGAGGCGTGTGGCAGAAATGAGCACGTATATAACGAATCTGACCATGAAACTTCCTCATCGAGATACAAATACGGCGCGTCACTTGATCAGTCTTATTCGGTCGCAGGGGTCTGTGAGCAAAACCGCGATTATGGAATCGTTATCGTGGGGACGAGGCATTCCGTGGACGCCCTATCGTCGCGCATTGTTACAACACCCCAATATATTTGATACGGTGGGTGCTAGACCTGTATATCAGTGGGTCGAACTTCCTCTGAACGCTAAGGTCACCATTGATGTCGGCTGATATTACAATCGCCCCGCTCAATCATTCGAGAACCTACGTCTTCGCGGACGAGGGCATTATCCATGAAATCAATGAGTTTTTCTCATTCGAAGTTCCCGGTGCCAAGTTCATGGCCGCTTACAAACGACGGCACTGGAATGGCCGCATCTACCTGTTCGCCAAAGCTACATCCACGCTCCCTACCGGACTCATTCCGCGATTGCTTCGCTTTGCCGAGAAACAAGGCTACAGCATCAAAAACAAACTAGCGGATTACCGCACCGACTGGTCCTCGTTTGAAACGGACGCCCTCCTCGCCAAATATCCAGTCACACTCAACATTCGAGATTACCAAAAGGCGGCGATTACATGGGCGCTGCATCATCAGCGGGGGGTGCTGCTGTCTCCGACTGCATCGGGGAAGTCCCTCATTCTTTACTATCTCATTCGTCAACGGATGACGATGGGGCCCGTGTTGCTTATCGTGCCGTCTATCTCGCTCGTCTCGCAGATGGTGTCGGATTTTATTGCATACGGATGGACAGACGCTGACGATTACATTCATAAGATTACGGGTGGGGCTGATAAATATACGACGAAGCCAGTAGTCGTGTCAACGTGGCAATCTGTTCACAAGTTACCTGAATCATGGTTCTCTCGATTTACTACTGTCTTTGGGGATGAAGCCCACACGTTCAAAGCGGAAAGTTTACAGTCCATTATGGCTGCAGTTCCTCACTGTGTGTTTCGTATTGG